TGGTTTACATTTTGATACGGAAGTATCTAATAAAATTAGTTCAGAGTATTATAACGTAAAGAAAACGTCTTCTAAATGCTGGTTATTAATGTCTAAAAATGTTATCAAACACATAAAAGATAAAAAAAGTAGTTCATATAAAATTTTTCCTAGAATGGAAACGATGTTTAGTAAATTTCAAGAATCTGGTATCAAAATTATCGCGTATCCTAAAGCTAAGTTAACCATGACATATAATCATGAGTGTATAAGTAATATTTTAAACGCCGCCGGTATTAAAAGTAATTAAAGAATATATTAAAAATATAAAACAGAATGAACCGCGTATTTGTAAAGAAGGATGAACCTCTTTACAAATATACGATACAGTTTATGGAAGAATCTTGGGGTACCAAAGGTAAAGGTATATTTCCCGGGTGTCAACCTATTTCTATAGAAAGAAAACATTTTGGTATTTTATCCAATAACGATTACGTTGTTTGTGAAAAAACGGATGGTACGAGATACATGATGATTGCAATACAATTTGGAAACCAAAAGATTTGTGTATTTATAAACAGAGCGCTTGAAATGTTTACCGTGCCATTAAATTTTAGAATGGCTGTATTTAAGGGTACCATACTCGAAGGTGAATTGTATGAAAATACATTCATGATTTATGACTGTTTAATGAATTGTGGAGAAGTCGTAGGTAATCAAAATTTACTGGATCGTTTACAACATTGTGAAAAAGTTGTGAAAAAATCACTAATTTTAACTACAGATCCCATTTCATTGAAAGTTAAAAAATTCCATTTACATGATGATTTTAAGGAGTTTATGGATAAGTATCTCCCAAAAATAAAACAAGAAATGGATGGTCTTATATTTACACCTATAAATGAACCTATTCGTATTGGTACACACGAAACAATGTTTAAATGGAAACCTAGAAATAAAAATACAATTGATTTTCTTGTGAAGAAGGAGCCAACTGTAGAAACACCTGGGTGTGTGCCAGGTACATACGTCTATAAATTATATATCCAAGATAGAGGTAAACATATATTTGAATCTTCTATACCAATAGATAGAATGAAAGATTATAAATGGTTAAAACACGGCGATATTGTCGAGTGTATGTATGTAACCTGGGAGGACGGTCCATTTTGGTGGAAACCTATTAAAAAAAGAACGGATAAAACGTTTCCGAATAGTAGACGTACGTTTTACAGAACATTGGTAAATATAAAAGAGAATATTAACATGAAGGAGTTTTTAGATTGTAGACCAGGACGAAATGATTATCTTCTTTAGGAAAATTATGGAGTTTACCTAAATTATCATCATCTTGGATGAACCAATCCTTATTTAGTTTTTTAGTAGACATGTAATGACCACCGTACTGAATACCTTTATGAATTATTGTAGATTGTAACTCGTATACATTATCTCCTATTTTTAATTCTTCGTTAATTTCCACGTAACTTTTTTTATCGAATGATACGATAAATATTTGAGGATATTTTGAAAATACATTTCTTGTAGTAGCAACGTGATGTTTTTTACCATTATCATCCACGTAATCTTCGATCACATTCCATTTACTACTTTCGTTTATCATTGTGTTTATATTTTTTACTTCCCTTTTCACGTTTAAAATATATACACAAAATGGTATTTTTGTTATATTTTTACTAACGGGTGATATAGTTATTTGTGTAGTTTCACCATAAACAAGTTCTTTTATACGAGGGTAACCTTTTTCAAGTATATCTATTAAACAAAATATAGCATCCTGTGTATCATGAGGCATACCAATTTTGAACCTTGGAAATACTTTTACAAATTCTACTAAGATAGGTCCTAAAGTAAAAACTTTAGTTTCATGCGTTGAAAAATATAAACGAACAAGTTTTTCATACGATTTTGTAAAAGTACATTCACCTTCGTAAGTATTATCCAATATATGAGATGATATTTCTTGTATATGTAATAAAACCTGTATAGCCGAGTTAAAATAACATGTATTTCCTAAATTATTAAAACCATGCATATAAAAAAAGGTGATAAAAAAGGCTTAAGAAGAAGACGCGTTTATAAAAATGTAAACAAAATGGACGTGCATAAATTGTGTGATACTATAAAACCTATCGTTGATAAGTACAAAGATGAAGAACATATTGAAATGGAATTTCGTCTAGGAAGATTTAACGGAACATTTTTCGATACTAATATAGGTGATAAAGCATACGTTAATTGTATAAGAGGGTTTTCTGCTTATACTGGTTGGGAAACCATTGAGGAAAATACATACGATGTTTATTCACGAGAAGATACTAATATTAGATTGACGGTCGATAATAAAACTGGTGAAGAGACTCTTATACAAAAGGAACGTATTGAAAATATTGATTTTAAACAATTACACAATTCGCCTTTTGATATTCGTTTCAGTGTTTCTCGAGAAACACCTGTCGACGACGAAGAGTACGATAACAATGAATGGCATAGAAATATAAAAAAGGAAAGGTGTTCTTATATCAGAAAGAATTTATCCATTGATAGAACAGTAACTGCGGGTGAGAGTTCGGATAAGGATTCGGAAGTATCAACTATATACCAACTCGAACTCGAAGTTATTGATCCTAAAAAACTTACTGATATTGATACTTTATTTAACATTTGTCATAAAATAAAAGATATTTTTAATATGTTGGATACTTATAAATGTTAATCATCGCATTACTTTTTATTTGTATATTTATACACGTGATTAGTGATACAGATATAAATGATCGAATAACTATATTAGGTTATTCCCCTAAACATTTTTATGTATCGAATGGTAAATCATATGAAATGTTTCATAAAATGAAATCGAACGGTGTACTAGATCAGTCTTTAAAATATTTTGTAATGAAAGAAGATAAATTGCTAGAACTTGAAGTTAAATCTATATGTTCACAGGTATCTCGAAAAGTTGAGGCTTTTAAAATTTCTGATGAGATAAAAAATCATTTTCTCGGGTACGATTTTTCATACCATGGTAAACACTTAAAACAGATATCAGAACCCGAAAAAATTATAAATCAAAATATAAAATGTTCATAAAATAAAACATCATTCGTCTATGTTTTTTAGATTCAATTCTTTGAAAATTGTCGTATACGTATATTATTAGTCCCTTATCATGTAATTCCCTATTTTCATAAAGATATAATTCAGGATTTTCACAGTTTATAAATTCGTCATCTAAATAATATTCTTTTTCTAAATATGACATTGTAACGTTTTCATCCTTTCTATACATTTCAATGTAATCTATTATAGTATAGTATATTGCATTTATAACGCTCGACAAAATATGATTATTACTAGATATTTCAACATCATTTTGTCGGACGCGGATACAGAGTAACCGTCTCGGGTTTTCCATTTTAATTATTTTTTGGTTTTATTCTTTAATGCTTTATTTTCAAAATTTGCATATATACTATTTAATAATTTATTATTATTGTTATTTGAGTTCGAGTTCGAGTTCGAGTTCGAGTTCGAGTTCGAGTTCGAGTTCGAGTTTGAATTGAAGTTCAAACGTCGGACAACTGTATTCTTTTTTGGAGGTAGTGGTCTTTTCTTTATTGGTGCTCTTTTTATAACTTTCGGTTTTGGTGTCACGACTTTCTTTTTTACCACTGGTTTTGGTGGTACTACTCGTTTTTTATTTAATGCGAGTGGTGGTTGTCCTCGAAGTTCTCTTCTTATTTTTATAAAATCTATTATTCTCTTGCTATTAAGATTGGGTGTTTTTGGTAACGACATCGCATAATTAACGACTTTATTTACTTCGTTTTTACCTAATTTACCGTATATCTTATTAGCTTCCTTCTCGATAAGTAGTTTTTTCAAACCCTGTTGTTTATTAAGTTTCCAATTTTTTATCATGGCTCTTTTAGTATCATTTGCGATCATTTTTTTCAATACACCGTCACGTGTTACAAATTTTTTATTCTTTTCAAGTTGAGTAAGTTTATTTTTTACTTCGCGAACATCTTTATTAATATTCATTACGTTTCCGTATTTTGTCATCCATGTTTTACCATAAAGTTTAATAAGATCGTTTTTAATACCTGCTTCATTGAGTTTACGTTTTATATTAGTAGGTTTTCTATTTTCCTTTTTCTTAATATTTAGTAACATTTTTTCCATTTCATTAGCGAGTGCATTTGGTGAATTTGGTGTTTTAATATTGTTTTTATTTTGTAGTTTTTGACATAAAACTTTCACAGTATCTGTATCATCTACCGATATACCTTTGGATATTGCGAGTGTGATTAATTGTTCTTTTTTCAATTCACGGCATAGTTTATCGTTTATTTTATAGTTAGAATTACCCTTTTCTAATTTATCAAGGGCTTTGCATATGTCCATTTTCTTATTTTTATTTTTAACACCAACAACTCCTAATTTTTTAGAAACTTCTAATAAAACTGGTTTAGTGAGACGTTCGCATTTACGCCCTCCTATTTTCATTACACCATCTTTATCGTAAGTAATTTTTGTATTTTTTGTATTTTGTTTTTTATTCCTTTTTACGGGTTTTCGTTTTGGTTTTTTGAAACAGCAGTCATACCCTTGTGGATTTTTTCTAACTTCGAATCCCTCGTTACACGGTGGACGTCTATTTTTAGGACACGTAGAAGCTTTTGTTTTAAGTTTTTGGACTATTTTTTTATCCGCGTTAACATTTTTGTTAACCAAACCTAAAGTATACCCGTTATCGTGTAATTTTTTTACAAGTTCTACGCCAAAGGAATAAGCGCGCTCGAGATCATCAGGTTTAGATTCACCTTGTAATTGAACAATACCAGAACCCGCCTTACCGGATTTTGTGGTAAAGATAAAAGCATGTTCTTTGTATTTTAAATAAAGAAATGGTGAAATTTCAGGTTCGTATTCTAGAAAAGAAACTCCCCACGTACGCATTTGTCGGAATTCTTGGACCATTTTAGACAAATTAAAATTTGTATTTGTTAAAAATTGACCTCCTATATTATTATAAAATATATCGTTGTATAAAAAACTTTGTTTTTGTGTATACGTATCTATTATATATTTTTGTAAAGCTTCCGGTTGTTTTTTAAGATTTTTTGAACCTAGAAATCCACCAGAAAAACGAATTTTTCCGTTTTTATATATGTTAAAGCTGAAATTCTTTTTTTCAACACCATCCATAATGTACCCGGTAAATTGTGCGGAAGAGAAATCTTTATCTAAATTACCTTTTAAACCAAAATCTTTAGTGTGTATAACACCAGTTTGGAATCTTCCATATATACCCTTTATTTCATTAACATCCACGGTTATCCCACCTGTTATTGGTGCATGTCCTTTTGGTCTTTGTTTTAGAATATCTTTAATATCGATACGCGATTCATCTTTAGTAAATAATGTATTTACGACACCGTTATATATACCCGGTCTAAGTTTACCTACACGTAAATCTGTAAAAACAGACGCACTTTGGGTTTGAATTTGAGGTTGTGTAGAAATGACTGTATCAGGACGTCTAATTTCTACGTTGGAATTTCTAACGAATTGTCGAGGATCCATACTTATACTAGTCTGAGATTTTTAATCATTTTAAAAGACAATGTGATGGGACTTCGTATCCCTTTTCGTTTTCTTGTACTATTGGTGCTGCACCATAAACCACATATTTGTCTTTAAAATTAACCGGTCGGTCTAATTTTTCGGGGTTATTTATAATCCAATAATCGTGTTTCTCTTTCTTTACTTCTATATTACGCACGTAGAATGAACCACCATAAAAGTCCTGGTTAAAATTTGGCATAGAGATACTTTCATCTCTACAGAAATCCTTGAGTTTAGATCTAAATAAGTCTAATGGAAACTTTACATTTGGATTTATAATTACAAGATCATCTCTTTGTAAGTATTTTTCTAACGGGTTTGTTGCTGCAGCTATTTGTTCCCGTACTTTAAAAAAGTAACTCGGTAAAACGTTCCATATATCCTGATCTTGATATTTTTGAGCATATTCTAGGTATCCACGTAAACATTTTTGAATGATTTTTGGCATTTCTGCTTCTAATTTTGAATCAAGAGTAGGGTCAGTGTCACTGTCACGAACTTGTTTACCAAAATGGAACGTAACGAGACGACGAAGAATACTTCCCGATTTATCTTTCCATTGTGGTACTTCGTTACCACCTAAAATACCTGGTACTTTCCATACAAAATTTTTAGCTTTTTCACATTTTACTGCTATAGAGACTTCTTCGCCAGAAACGATCGATTGGAATTCTGCCTGTTCTAATTGTAAATCACCTTTAATTTCAGGTGCTATGTACATTAATGCATCATGTATAGATGATAAACCGAACTTTTTCTCGACATTGTTAGAAAGAGTTTTAATATCATCAACTTCATAAAATTTACGAAACACTTTTGTAATCAGAGTCGATTTACCGGAACGCGCTATACCCTTCAGGAAAGGTATAACCTGCCATTTATCCAGTTCATTTAATTCAAAACATAAACGACCTCCCAGAATGTACATCCATTTAATAACATCTTCTTCATAGTCCTGATACGTTAGAACACTATCGAAATAAGGTGTAGGTATATCTTCCCATTTATCAAGTTTACTGAAATCTTCAAATTCCATATCAAAGTATTTACAACTTACGAGCGTTGGATCTAGGGATGCAGCTTCTTTTGATTCGTATGGGTAAAAAGCGGTGTGCCATAACCCAGTTGTATCGGACCAAAGTGAACCGATAAAAATACCGTTCCTAAATGACCAAACGCGTCTATTTTTCTTTATTTCGGGGAATTGCATATCGTTACAGTCTGTTAAGTGTTTGATAATTTGTGAAAACATAGCAGTTCCGTTAGACGATGTTAAATCTTTCCATAGCTCAAACCATTCTTCTTTACCTGCAATTCGATGAACATAATGTTTTATTTCCTCCTCTTGTTTCCAGGCCCTTGTATCGTAACCTTCAAGCGTTTTAATTTGTCTACACGTATACCCTTTGTAACGCCTCGTATTATTTTTGTACAGGGAATCGAGAATAGCAAGTACTGTTTTTTGAAAAACGTTAAGTTCGTCAAAATCGGGCATGGAACACCTAAAAAGCGATGGGTTTGTAGTAAGTTCAAGGGGTACCATAGTTGGGTTATTTCTTCTATCGTGTACACGGTTTGTACTTAAAACTATATTCCAGGAGTCACACACATGATCGGTCAACCGACTTAGTCTAAAAGATACACTTAAATCGTCCGGGTTACCTTCGTCACTTGAAAGTATACCTAATAATTTACCGCGATTAAAGTACCGTCCCATCTTTTCTAACATTTGTCTATACATATTTGATTTCGCTTTCATATCAACGTACTTCGGTTGTTTTGTTTCAGGGTCAAGTTCGTTTTCGGTAAAGAATATATCATAGGCGAGATCAACTGGACTTAACGAGACGAGATCTATATTATTTTTATCAGGAGATAAACCAAGCTGTTTTTCTTCATGTTTTAACATCCTTATTAATTGTTCTGGATTGAGATTATCTATTTGATTGGCCATATCTCTGTAGAAGGCTTCTTCGTGGTCTGCATCCGGACTAATGAATAAGGTATCCGAGTCCATTTTATAATTATTACTTACTAATTTTTTATACCTGTTTTTGTAAATGACTTAATAATTTTATCATAATTTTGTTTTGAATTTCGAGTTGTCTCGATATATTTACCAGAGATGAACATACAGTTTCACCTTCTTCGTTTACAAGAACTGAACTTAAAAGGTTTCCTAATCTATCGAGACTATTATCTTCAAATTGAGAATCGAGTTCGATATCAGTATCACTATAAATAACATCTTCCAATTCATCTACTATCGGGAGTTCACCTCCGGTTGTAGATAGATCATCATCATCTTGCATACTTGATTCAATTTCAGATTCAATTTCAATATTTTCATCGACACTTTCTTTGTCGACACTTTCAAGTTCTGGTACAGGTTCGTTAGACATTTATATACATCAGGAAAAATCAAATTGAGTTTTTTCGCGGAAACGCCTGAAAAAAAAATCTCATGTTATAGTACAAAAACAAACAAAATGGCCGGTGGTCTCATGCAACTCGTCGCCTATGGCGCCCAAGATGTCTACTTGACTGGTAACCCAAAAGTCACTTTTTTCCAGGCGGTTTACAAACGCCACACCAACTTTGCGATGGAAACCATCGAACAAACTATGAACGGTACTGCCGGTGCCTCTGGCAGAGTCTCCGTCACGGTCGCCAGAAACGGTGATTTGATCGGTGACATGTACCTCGAAGCGACTACGGTAACTACGGGAAGTATGGGTAACCAATCTCATCAAACTAACCCAGATACTAACTGGATCGCCGAGCGTATTGTCTCGACTGCGGAATTGTCCATTGGTGGTCAAAGAATTGACAAGCACTACCAAAGATGGTGGAGATTGTACTCTGAATTGTACTTGTCCGAAGGGTCCAAGCTCAACTACGCTAAGATGACGACTAACCCAGAAGCGGGTACTGCCAACAAGGTTTACTTGCCACTCATCTTCTTCTTCAACCGCAACCCAGGATTGGCCTTGCCATTGATTGCTTTGCAATACCACGAAGTCAGAATCGACATTGACTTGACCTCTGAGTTTGACACGCACGTGACTGGCTTGAAGGTGTGGGGTAACTACATGTACCTTGACACTGAAGAGCGCAGACGATTCGCGCAAAAGGGTCACGAATACTTGATCGAGCAAGTTCAGCACACTGGTACTGATGCCTTGGAGGCGTCGGGAACCAAGCAAGTCAGATTGTCCTACAACCACCCAGTCAAGGAATTGGTCTGGTGTGTGACTGACGGTGATTCGTTAAAAGCCAACTTGTGGAACCTTGGTACCTCGACCGATGCGACGAAGGTTACAGTTGCTTCGGGTCAAATCGCCAATGCTAATTGCGTTTCGACTACGACTTCTTCGTCCGGTGCCCCACAGCTCATCACCGGTGACCTCGGGGGTTCGGTGGATTATGTTGAAGAAGTTGTTGGTGCGTTGAAGTCTGCCAAGTTGGTCCTCAACGGCCAAGACAGATTCAAGGAGCAAACCGGTAAGTACTTTAACCAAGTGCAACCATTTGCCCACCACTCCGGTTCGCCATGTGCGGGTGTCTACTCGTACTCCTTTGCGCTCAAGCCAGAAGAACACCAACCAACTGGTACGTGCAACTTCTCCAGAATCGACAACGCGCAAATGTCGGTTACTTGCAATGCCGCGGGTGACCGTGCGGCTCTCGCCCTCCAAATGTTCGCGGTCAACTACAACGTTCTCCGTGTGCAATCCGGTATGGGTGGCCTCGCCTTCTCCAACTAAGCATTTCTTAGTTTATTGAGTTTAGTAAAAAATAAAATTTAAAAAATAAATAAAAAATAAAATTTAGATTTTAAAATTTAGAACAATTTTTAAAGTGTAACCTTAAAGTATTTTTGTATTTTTTCGAGTACGTACCAGTTCGGTTCGATTTTTTCAGATTCGATTTTGTTTATAGTATCTAACGTTTCGCCTATTCTGTGTGCAAGTTCAACTTGTGTATGACTTCTTTTTATACGTAGCATTTGGATTCGTTTACCTAGTGTATTATCCATGATGTAATATATTAGAGTTTAACACCCAAAACTCGACGCAGTTTTTGCATGATTTTATGATCCGGAATCGCTTTACCTGATTCGTACGATGATATTATATCAGACGACACGTTTATGAGATTAGCAAGTTCCTTTTGTGTATACTTTTTTGTAGTACGCGCTCTTTGAATAGTCAAACCCGTTTCTTTACTGACCCTTTTATGTGTACCTAGATCAGTTTCCTCGAGTTTTTGGAGCGGTGATTTGCCGGAATATTGACACCGTTTCGGTAATTTGATTTCCTGACCCATGAACTTGACGTATTTTTCCTTTTCTTTTTCTTTAGTAACACTTTTACCGTGTATGGTAATTTCATCCCAATCTTGGTGGAACATGTTTTATAGTATAAGTACTTAAAATTTTAAGTATATCTTAGGTTAATGGAAGGTGTTTATATATTTTTAATAGTTTTTGGAACTATTTGTGCTACGTGTGCAGTTTTTGAACCCGTTGTTAAATGTTATTATACGTGTTTTCCATACAAACGGGAACAAATAATTGAAGTATAAAGTTTAAACCTATGTATACAATAAATGATTGATGCATACACAGACGGAAGTTGTTTGGGTAATCCCGGACCAGGTGGATGGGCGTATCTTATAAATACAGATCCTCAAATTGAAAATGCGGGTGGTAAAGATATTACGACGAATAACGTTATGGAAATGACAGCGATCATAAAAGTTTTAGAAAAGTGTTTAGAACTTGGATATAAATACGTACGTGTTTTTACCGATAGTAATTATGTAAAAATGGGATTAACAGAATGGTCTAAGAATTGGGAACGTAACGGTTGGAAAACAGTAAAAGGTGATGACGTAAAGAATAAAGATGAATGGGTACAAATGGTTGAATTGATGCGTAAATTTGATATTGTTGATATTAAATGGGTCAAAGCACATAACGGAAACGTAAACAATGAACGCGTAGATACTTTAGCAAGAGAATACGCATACTTATTTTCTAAGAAATAGTAATGGGAGCTACTCTACCAGAACAACATCACTGGTGTCCAAAACAGGAAAAACTCCTTATATGCTGGGCCGAAAAAGCCGCAGGATACAGGTGGTTGCATAACCACGCACGCATGTTTTATAAAAAACAAAACGATTGGTTATCGTACCCGTGTATAATCATATCGAGTATAACGGGTGTTGGTGGTTTTGCGGTTTTGAGTCCAAACGATGAAAGTATGTCTGATTCAAAAAAACAACAGATAATAGCAGTTCAATACTTTTTTGCATTTCTAAACGTACTCGCGGGTATACTTACATCTGTTTCCAAGTTTAATAATAGTTCAAAAATGATGGAAACACACTCGGCGATGTGTATTCAATGGTCTAAATTTTATAGGAATATAGAGATGGAATTATCACTCGAAACTGAACACAGAGGTGACGTGAACGAATTCGTGACGAAGTGTCGCCAAGAATACGATCGCCTTTTAGACGATTCTCCGGATATTCCATCAAATTCTATAGATGCGTTTAATACAGCGTTTCCTAATAAAGAGAATAAACCCGACGTGTGTAACGGTTTGAACGTAATAGGTACGAATTTAAGTGGAGGTACGGATAGTGAATATAACAAACGTAAAATTGTTAAATGGTTAGCTAAATCGAGACCACAAACACCCGATATAGAGTTAGCTAGGAAAATGAGTACGGACGTTTCACAATATGATTTACAATCACACCCAATTAAATAGAAACTTATATAAAGTTAATAAGTATTAGAGTAGTATAAATGATTGAATACAAAGAGTACGTTTTACGTTTAGTAAAAGTTGTATTTGGCTTAAAGTTTATGGTCGATGTATAGATGTGATCCTATAGCTCAATTGGTTAGAGCGCGGTGCTTATACACTACTAGGTATACCTAAGTGACTTTATCGTCACGTACGCAACGCCGAGGTCGCGGGTTCGACCCCCGCTAGGATCATTGTTTTACACTATACTTTTATCTATAGTTTATCATCTATAGATAAAAATATTATACATTATAAATGAATACTCGTAGTAATAAATATAAGAATATTACATTTGATATCATTTTTTATCTTGCGGTAGGGATACTTGCTACAAAAAATTATAATAATAAATATCATAAACACGTCAGGGAAAAAATTGAATTAGCTCAATCTAGATTTTTGTATGCAGTTGAAAAGGATCACTTAGAACCTAAACATTATGAGTATTTACACGGTTTAGCGCAAACAAATAATAAAAACATGTTTATGGACCCCGAAGGTGCAAATAGAATTGCTAGGACAATTTTAAGATGGACGGATAAAATGTATAATACAAATCACTCGTCGTCTAATAATAATAATCGTCGTAAACGTAGACCGCGTACAATACAGGAATGGGAAAATAAAAGTAAACCGAAGTACCCTTTCTCAAAAACTATAAAACGGTATACACCTTCTCGAAATTTAGTACCTAACATAGGAAAATTATCTCTAAAGAATAAAAAACCTGATCCGGAACCTCCTATTCGTCCAAAACAAATTAGACCTATAATAAAGAAACCTAATAATAAAAAGAAGGTTACGTGGTCTAAAAAACCTCAAGTTAAAGAAATTACACCTATGAAAAATCAATCACCTAAGACGTATGCACAAGAACAAAAACAAAAGATGCGTAAAACACCTTTTAAAAGTAAAAAATAATTAGATAAAGATTTCGCGCGTTAAAAAGTAAATGAATAGAATTGTATTTTTATCTAACACTCCTCCGTCGCCCGAAAATAAAAGACACATAATCCGTAAAAATGTTCTCGAAAGTACGTATTCGAAAAAAATAGACATTACACCCGAAACGGTCGAGAATCCGCGTCTTCAGTATAGGTTCGTAGAAGCTATAGACGAAGCAAAGGAAATATGTGCCAACGCATCGTCAGACGAGTGTTTTAACGCATGGGACGAAGTCGACGAACTCGAAGACTCGATGATGCGCGTGGGTTTAAATCTATTCCCCGACTATGGTATGAGATACGGGTCACTGTTACGCCGAAACTTCAAACTCCGTTTTAATGTTCGTAACGTCGAAGACCATCACGTTATACCCGTTCAGTTTAGACACCACCCCTTATTTGATAAAGTTAAATACGATTTACAAGCGAGTGATAACATAATCATGATGCCGCGCGAAATCGGTAACCTTCGCGAAAATAGGGTAACGCATACCGGACCACACCCTAAATATAATAAGTTTGTAGGGACAGTACTCGATTCCATGGTACACATGGAAAATCCCGAACCAGAGTTTAAACAGTTTGTTGACTTTTTAAAGATTGGGTGTCGATTTAGACCACAGGATATACCATGGTAGGTAATATTAGCTTAAAGAAAACATGCGACATATATACGGGTAGCTACTGTCATATAGCGGTTAGTATCTTGGACTTTGAATCCAATCACCTAGGTTCAAATCCTAGCAGTAGCTTATAAAGATGCCGTGGCCGAGTGGTCTAAGGCGCTGGATTAAGGCTCCAGTCCGAAAGGGCGCAGGTTCAAATCCTGTCGGCATCACCCGTGCGATAGCTCAGTTGGTAGAGCATTGGATTGTAATTTACACAAATTATTATAACTATTCGTTTAGTTGCTAAACTCCAATTGTCCCGAGTTCGATCCTTGGTTGCGCGACCCACACATTACTTTCTCTCGTAACTCAGTTGGTTAGAGTGTGCGACTGTTAATCGCG